ACAAGAGCTTCACTACCTACAGTCCACTTATCAGTAGTCTCATCCCATACAAATGTCTTGTTTGGCTGTGTGCCACGCTCAATCTCAATACCACCATTCTGAGTAGGTGTTGCACCTGTAAAGTTAGAGTTGAGTACAATCTGGTTATCAGCAATGTTTACAGTCTCAGTATTGATAGTAGTAGTTGTACCAGATACTGTAAGGTTACCATTAATAACAGCATTACCAGAAGCAGTTACGTTGTTAAATACAACATTTGATGTAGTACCTACGGGCTGTCCAATAGAGACAACACCACCAGCAATACCTACACCAGTACCTGCACTAAAGTGATTTCTCACCTCTGTAGCAGAAGGGCCAGTGTAAGTGATGTTACCATTTGAGTATGTCAGGCTACCGTCACCGCCAGCGTCTGTTACACCAATAGCAGCTTTAACTCTGGCGTCTGTGTAGTAGAGCTTAGTACCTTCAGCAAGGCTGTTTGTAGTGTGGTTACCCAAAGAAGATACAGTGCCGCTAAGAGTACCTGTAATTGTACCAGTAACACCTAGAGTACCACCAATGTTTACGTTTCCTGTGTTAACTGTAAGGTTACCTGCAGATACAGATGTGTTACCTGTTACAGCTAGAGTACCACCAACGGTAGCGTTAGTAGCTACAGCTAAAGAACCCTTAGCAGAAGTGTTAGCACCGCTTAGAGCTAAAGCCTCTGTTGTACCAGAGTAGACGGACAATTGGTTAGCATTGTTTACAAGTCTACCAAAGTCTACACCACCATCTTTAAGATATACGTCACCACCATCTGCATCTAGAACAATATCACCAGCTACATCAAATGTAAGGTTACCAGAAGCTACATCATACTCGTTATCTACAATAGTAGTGAAACCAGAAACACCTACATTAAGTGTGTCTGTGCTTACTGTACCATCAAACCAAGCATCCTTAAACTGAGCAGCAGCAGAGCCAAGGTCAATGGTATTAGTACCTTTAGGTAGTATGTTAGTTGTACCTACAATAATATCTTGTGATGGCCCTACCTTAGTGACAGGAGAGCCATTCCCTGGGGTGCCATCATGTGTGTGACCACTAATGGCATTAAAGGAATCCTCAACAGCGTTAAACTCGCTATCAAGGTCATCCGCATCAATTACGTTACCGTTAGCAATGTTGTTTGCCGTATCTTGGCGTGTGTAACCTACCATAAGATAGCTTCCTTATTATTGTCTGTCATTCTGGGTGTACTCTAAGAGTACTGTATCCAGTGTAAATGAGGGGTTTGTTGAGTTGTCTTCAATGCGAATTGAAATAGTCTTTCCTGATCCAATAATCTGGTTCTGATAAACCTTGTCTAGAGATCCACCATAAGTAGCCTGACTGTATGTAGCAGTAACAGCACCATAAAAGAATACAGACAGTCCAGAGCTAGATACGCTAGTAGAGGCTGGCTGGATAAGGTTTTGATTATTAGAGCGAGTAAAGTCATACTTTACAGATAAATCAATATCAAAAGCCCCTCTAGGGTCAATATAAGATGTTAACTTATAAAAGGTCTTACGCATCTGTGGATCAGAGATAGGCATATAGGGAGATTCGTAAATAGCTTCAATAGGTTCTCCATCAAAGCTAGAACCCTGTTCCATAACGTAAAGATAACCTGTCTCGTTAGCAAAGACAATAGTCTCACTTGACTCTGTATACTTAGAGTCTGCTACAAAAGCTTTGATACCAGAACACTCACCCCAAGCCATGTCTGTTGAACCTTGGTTGGAGAACTTTGTAACCAACAACCCACGAGCAACCTTAGACTGTTCTGACTCTGTATATGCAAAGATACGATACTGAGCCTTCTCTCTAACTACAATAGAACAGAAGTTAGACGTACTCTGAGCAAACTTGTATACGTCATCAGCAATAGGATCAGAAGCTACTTCAAGTGCAAAGTCACCAATACGATCTGTAGCACCAAGGAGTCTAATACCATCTGGAGACATATACATAATGTCACCACCAACTTCTTGGATAGTGTCAGGGTCTAGACAACCAATGCTCTCTGTAATAGGATTAAGCTGGAAGTCAGAAATAGTGCTACCAGTAAGTCTTTGGATCTTGTTGCGGCTAAAGATGATTAGCTGATCACGGAATGCAATAAGACCTGTAATCTTATGGCTTACGTTAATAACACCACCACCATTAGCAGAGCTAAAGTCTTGCGAAGATGAAGGGGCAGAGAAGTATAGGTTTGAACCTTTAGAGAAGAACACAGTATTCTTAAACACTGCAACCTGCTCAGACCCTTCAAGATCTGTATTAGAGTTAATGAAGGTTAATGTATCTGTAGCATCTTCATACAGGGCTGGGTAATTAAAGGAATCTACAAATACTACATAGTGACCTGCGCCAAAGTTATACTCAATAGATCTTACTTTAGACCCAGCTAAAGCTGCAGCACCTACGGAAGTCCAGCCATTACCAGATGACTTATAATACTCTGTAACAGATCCATTGTTACGTGCAGCTAAGTATTCACCTGGGTTAACAACTTTAACAGCCAGTACACGCCCCACGCCTGGGATGATGTTAGGATCTACTTTAGTATAACCCTGTAGCTTGGAGTAACCGCCAGAACGAGCAGGTTCAAAGTTCTGCAAGATAGTAGCAGAACCTACGGCATTAGCACCCTGCTGGAGAGGGCTGAGATTAGAGATGAGACCACCTTTAAACTCAATAGGGAATGTCTGCCAATTAGTAGCCATTAGAAGTGTACTCTTGTATCTCTAAGGTATTCAGTGCGGTTGATGTTAATGGAACGCATGTTCTTAATGCCATCAGCAAACTTACTTTGGGATAGTTGTGCAGCTTGAAGATCTGAGCGGAATACATAAGCATAATACATTGCACCGTCTACTACAACGTGGCGATACTGCTCAGGGATAACAGGGACATCTGCAGCCTTCTGCATGTCTACGCCATTTCTGTAGTACTCGTATACTACTTCGTAGGCTGCGTTAGGAGATGGAACAAAGAGCAACTCACGGCTTGGCGCTCTAACAACGTATCTTGGAACACCTCTAGCAGATTCACTAGAGTTATACTCATAGTCCACATATTTGTCAAGATAATCTTCATAGTTTAACAGTTTTAACTTTACTGTAGGTACATTAAGCGCCGTATCTCTTTTAATACGGAAGCTATTCATATTAATACTCTTACTATCGTAAGGCATACTATAACGTACTTCACCCGCTGTTAAGGTTTCTTCTTCTTCAGCATGGTTCCAAGGCCATTCAAACTCTTCTTGGTGAATGTGTCTAATAGCTGCGTTAACAGCATCCTTAGTAAGGTTATAGTAACCCTGTGCGCCAGCAAAGTTTGTTGTAGTTAGTTCTACTTCGTTAAGGCGTCTGTTAACGTCATTAACTAGACCAATAAAGTCATATGCCATTCTTACTTCTCCTTAACACGTAGATAGATAGAGCGCTCATACTGTAGACCCTCTACTGTAGTGACCTTACAAGTAATAAGATACCTGACGTTATTAATGCCAAGGGAGAGTCTGATTGTAGATATACTCAAGGTGTTAGTCTTCTGAACCATCTGCAAACCGTTAACTACATCAGCAGCAGACACCTCAGTCTTAACACCATTAGCATCATCAATATACCAAGTAACACCAGAGATGTTATCATCACCCAAGAAGCGTGACCAATCTACATTGAAGTCAAGTATCTCATCTTTATCTTTATCAGGCCACTTATATGACATTCATGTATTCCTTATGCTGCAATACGAACTACTCTGTCCGTGTTTGTAGCCTCAATGTATATGGTTCTTTGTGAAGGATCTGCTGGTATAGAAACAGTAAAGCCTTTAACCGTAGGCTCTACGTATACAACCCTATTTCTGCTGTAGCTATCTTTGATAAGCTCATAGTTAAACTGAACAGCTTGAATCTCAGGTCTTCTAGCATAGATGTTTAGTGGTGGTGAACTAATCTCAAATACGTTTGTAGTTCTTGTATCTACTGTATTAGTATTGCTGTTAGCTGCTACACCTGTAGGGATTGTAACAGCTTTAGCTATAACACTTGTATTACCTACAGTAATGCTTAGCGCTGGGCTGTTTATCTGTGTATTAGATAGAGCTACTACAGTAGTTATACCTACATATCCAGTAGAAGCAAGCCCTAATGGAATAGTTACAGCTTTAGCTACAACTATAGTATTACCTAGTGAGCTTGCAGCAGATACAGATGCACTAGGTGTAATGCTATCTGCAGTAACTACTACATCGCCCAGCGCAGAAGAAGCAGATACAGGTGCTAAGCTAGTGTTGGCAGGGGCTACTACAACGACAGGGTTTGTTGCAGCAATAGCAGATACACCTACTACATCAAAGCGTACTTCTACATCAGTAGAGAATGGTGAGATAGATAATGCGCTAAAGCCAAACATTTAAGTATCCTCAGTTAGGGTTTAACAGGCCACACGACATCCTTCGGGAAGCCAGCCTGTTGTGGCACATCAAGCAGAGACTGACGGTAGACTGCCCAATCATCCTGCTGTTCTGCTGAGAGTGTAGCCCAGCGCAGTGGATTGCCGACGAAGGCATCTACTTCAGCTAACAGGCCGTCACGCTCCATGCGAAGCTGCTCAGACAGTGCTGCGTCTATATCTTCTGGCAAACAACCGTGGGCTTCTAGGTAGTCTCTAGGGGCTTTACCCATTAGGATGTTCTCTGTGTGAGACCAAACATCTGCATCCACAAATGTACCAACCCAAGGGTTTTCAATTGCTGTATAATCTTCCATTTAGTCCTCCTATGATATGGTCTTATATGCTTGACTCGCTGCCGAAGTGGTTGGGCCAACAGTACCATTATTAGTCAAAGCTGTAGTAGTATAATAAGGACCGCCCCAAAGACCCCCTGCTGTGTGAAGACCACTTGTAGCATATTGATAAGTCCTGCCACCTCCGAGTAAGTATACAACCACGTAGCTACCAGCATCACCAGTGCCACCAGCAGAATGAACAAAAGCTCTATTGGAGTATACATTTTGTCTAACAAAGTAGTTACTGGCATATCCACCCCAGCCATAAGGATGCGTATCAATTTGAAATGTTACAAGTCCATCCCAAGTTGCATAGTTATGTACGTGCTTCCATATTAAGATTTTACAGCCCCAATGTCTCTCAAATATAACTGGGTAGTACGTACTTGCACTGCCTCCAACAGTGAAACTCCCCTCAGAAATGTGGTTATGATCAAGAGGTGCTTTAGCGTCTAACTCAACTTGGATAGCCGCAGTGGCAGTAGCTTCAGCAGCCACAACATCCGTATGCTCGACCTCTTGTGTCACTGCATTCTGCCGCAGCTTTGCGAACCAGTCTGCGGCTAGTCTTGCTCGTGATCTACTCATGTTGATGCCTCCTGAGAAGATAGTTCTGCTTTTGGCTTTGGATTGCTATCTTTAACCTGTTGGATCAGAGACGACATTTCTGTTGGGAAAACCCCAGCGTGAAACAGTGCGTCGAGTTGATCCCCAATAGACGGGTAAGAAGACGCCCTAGCTTTACGGGTTTCCTCAGTGCTGTGTTCAAGCATTGCTTTACCAAATGCCTCGTCCGTCATGCCAAGATGCTCACGTAGGGGGATAACCCCACCATTGCCATCTGGGATACTGCTGTCAGGTGTGACAACGTATGTAATATCTTTATAAGTAAACCCCATGATTATCTCCTCACCAAGCCAATCGTTTTAAATAGACACCAACATTGTAAAATTGCGTGTTTACAGGTACGTTAATGTATAAGTTGGTGTGACCGTATGCACCCACAGAGTTATCACTATCCAAGTAGAAAGTAGGCTCTGCTACCGTCCTGTGATGGTAGTGACTGTTTAAAGTTAACTGAGATGGCCCTGTTGCATTGTAGGCTGTTCCAGAATGGTTCGTAGAAATGACACCTGAGTATGAGGCACTCCAATAATGAGTACCCGCACCGTGGGGGCCAGAATCATACATCCAAATCATTAGCGCAAATGTGCCTATACGCTGAGTGTCGCCTACCGTCATAATGCGGGCCAATTTGTAGTTGGATCCTGCGGTCATCACGAAAGTATCAAGTTCGGCGATGTTTGTGCCACGTTCATCGTCTATTACAAGGTTGCTACCAAACTGTTTCAACTGACCGCTTGCAGTAAGCGAACCCGTCATAGTGTCACCTGTTGTGTTCACATAGCGACTGTCAGCTTCAACCTTCGAGTAGGTCTCAGCCATCGTATATACATCAGCCACCTCAAACGTACTATACGACACAACCTCCAGCACATCACCCGCAGCAGCACCAACAGTCAGCACAATGTCTGAACCATTAGTAGCTGTGTAGTCTGCGCTGTCTAGCAGGTGTACCCCGTTGAGATACACGTCGAGGAAGCCAGCGGTGTAACCCGCTGTGGCGAAGCTAGTCTGGGAGGCTGTAGCTGTGAACGACTGGCGTGTCTGGGTGGCCTGTGGTGTTGGGACGTTGCCAATGTACCCACTCATCAGATAACCTGCTGGGCTAGTTCTGCCTCTGCTTGACGCTCTGCTGAAGTCTTGACGACACCGTGTTCAAACGCATGAGCCACGATAGCTTCACGGGTCAGAGGGATGGCCTCGCCGTTGTCCAAGCAGTGCTGCACTGTTAGCTGCACGATCTCGTCGTTAGCAATGCGGCAGCGTTCTGTGACTGCGTTGATGGCCCAGTCTTCAGGTGACAGGGCAGCGTATTCAAGACCTTTATATTGTGTCTCAGTCAGCGTGATTGTGATGTTTGGCATGTTGATGCCTCCTTTTGTTTGTGTGGGGGGTTATCCGAGAAGGTAGCCGCTGAAGTAGCTGTGTGGCCCAGCAAAAGACCCGTTGAGGTGCGTTGTGCCTACCCAATGAACTATACTCACGGCGTCCCCTGCAACTAGGTAGACCACAAACACATCACTGCGGTTAGTGTATCCTGTTGGAGCATGGTTCTGCTCAATAGAAGTCTGACGGACCCCGTTAACGTAGAAGTAATCGAAAGATATTAGGTTGGGAGGGGTAAACAGCATTACGTTAAAAACGTAGGCCCCATTAACAGGGGCGGTGAACGTAAATGTGCTGTTATTGTAATGATTGCCTATGTTTTTATCCACAACGTCAAACGGTAATATCTGCCCCTGTGTCGTAATATTTACGTTAGGCTGTGATCTGGCCTTAAAGAAAGGCTGATACGGCATAGTGACATGACCAGCATTAGACACAGCAAGCACTAAGTTCGTGTCTGTCGTAGAAGCCGTGATGTCCCCAGTGCTATTACCATACGCCACGCCAAACACGGTTCCAGAGGCTGTGCCTGTGCCGCCATTATAACCTACTACAAATGAGTTATCACCCGCTGCTGTTGTTCCATTTCCAGAGGCAAACGCAGTATACCCACTTGCATATGTTCTATTCCCAAAGTTTGCTGAGTAGCTACCACTAGCATTCCCCCTACTAGCCTGTGCGAAGGAACCGATGCCAGAAGCTGTTGCTATATAACCCGCCGCTACGGAGTTATCACCAGATGCTAATGCACGATATGCAATTGCTGTTGAGCGAAGGCCAGATGCTTCTGAATTAGAGCCAATTGCTGTGGAGTTATCGCCAGATGCCGTTACACCACCACCAATTGCTGTGGATTTGGCACCAGTAGCGCCACGGGTTGTAGAAGCAAAAGCATTATAACTCAAATCAAGGGCGTCAGAACCTATATCCCCATAGTAAGCTGGGTTGTTTACTCTATGAGCAGTGCCATATCCTGTGTTGGCACCCTCAGTAAACGATTTAAAAGCAATCTCAGCGTCAGCTTCAGCCTTCGAGTAAGTCTCAGCCTTCGTATAGGCATCAGCAACTTGAAACGAAGCATACGAGATCACGACAACCTCGTCGCCACTCTCAGCAGCAGAAGTCAGCGTGATGCTTGTGCCATTAGTCGCTGTGTAGTCTGTGCCGTCTACGAGACGAACACCGTTGTGAAACAGATGCACGAATGTGGGCGTGTAGGACAATCCAGTGAGGACTGTTGTTGTCGTGGTGATTGCGAAGGTCTTCTTGCGTTCAGCGCCAGAGGAGACAACGGAAGCCCTTGAGCCAATATAGCCAGCCATTATGCTTCTCCTGTGGGTTTAGGGTATGCGACTTTGACAGCGTTGATGGCGTCATCAAGTGTCGTGGTGCCGTTCTGTCTGTCCCAGTAAGCCATGTCAGCTTGCTCAGTCAGACTTGGGTAAGCTGCGGCTCTGTCACGCTGATACTGGTTGGCGTCATAGGCTGCTTGTAAGCGTAGAACCTCTGCCGCCAGTTCTTCTGTGGTTGGCTGGGTCTGCTCAGTGTCATGCCACTCAAGGATGTCATCACGCAGCACCCATTGTGATGCTGGGCGGAGGGACTGTAGTGCCGCTATTGTATTTATTGCACCAATCATCCTGCTACCTCCATCATTTGGACGCTCGTAATCCCGTTACCGTAACCAGTAGTGTAATTATAATAGACTTGGACATTAGCCCTTACGCTTAGATAATATGTGTTTGTTCCGACTACTGGCGATGCATCAAAAAACGAGGTAGATGTTTGCGGCATCCTCCAGCCTCCATTCCCATTTCCCTGACTAATCATTTCCCCGACAACATCACCCGTAGCGTTTTTAATGCGCCATCGCTTTACCCCAGCATATTCCATTAGTGAAGAAATGTTGATTTGGCCGTGAATAGAGGAACCAGCAGCTACATTGTGAATAGGGAAACTCCACAGTGTAATGTCGTCAGGCCCAACCAAATTTACGTTAGTGCTATCTGTATAAGTCACAACCTGCAACACTGATCCAGCAACATTGATACCCAAGTCAGATGCAGTGGGAACCCCGCCAGCGGCAGTCTGGATAGTGTCAACTTTTAAGGCTGTGCCGTTCGCAGTGATTGCATCTGTGAGGTTCAGTAAATCTGTCTGCTTGCTCATTAGCTCTGCTCCAAGACCGAGATAATAACATCTACAGAAGCAGCCGTATTAGATGTAACAACTGCTGTATCTGCGGCTTCCAGGATAATCTTACCATCCAAGACACTCAAGCTTGCTCCAGCAGGGATAGCTACACCCTTAACTAGGTAAACACCTGCACACTGCACATCTACAGTGATCTGTGCTGCTGTTACGTTTGCTACGTTCATACCGATCATAACTGCGGTAGTCGCCGCTGGTACAGTATAGACTGTAGATGGTGTAGTACCTACTGCCGCACCTGTGTAGTTTACGAAGGTGTTTGCCATTTAGTTATTCCTTATCCGAGTGCAATAGCTAAAGCTAGAGCGCTTCCAGCAGGGTCAAAGTCTGTAGAGTTTAAGCCGTCAAGCGTATCTGCATCTACATTAAGTGAGTCTACAAAAGCTTTGTTTACATGTGCATCAACTCTTGATGTAGTATAATACAGATTAGTACCCTCTGCTAGGTCTGTTGTGCTTTTTGTTGCAATACGTGTATCAAAATCTGCATTAGCACGAGATGTAGTGTAGTAGAGGTTTGTACCCTCAGTGAGATCTGTTGTACTCTTAGTAGCTAAAGCACTATCAAAACGTCCAGTAGTGTAGTAGAGGTTTGTACCCTCAGTGAGGTCTGTAGTGTTCTTAGCACTAAAGGCAGTGTCGAAACGTCCTGCAGTATAATAGAGGTTAACACCCTCAGTAAGATCAGCAGTAGTCTTAGTAGCTAGAGCATCGTCAAACCGTGTAGCTGTATAGTAAAGGTTTGTACCCTCTACAACATCTGTAGTGCTATGGTTGCTAATGCTAGACACTTGGCCTGTAACATTACCTACTACATCTGCAGACAAGGCCTTGTTCATAACCCATCTGTCAGATGCTGAGTCATACGTAATAGTAGCCGCAGCACCATCTACAGTGATACCTGCACCATTAGCTGCAGCAGGTGTAGCTGCACCAGATGCTAAGGTAAGGTTTAGATCATCCACGTTGAGAGTAGTAGAGTTAATAGTAGTAGTAACGCCATCCACCTGAAGGTTACCAGCAATGACAAGAGTACCTGTATCATCACCATGAGCAGCAGGGTCAATAGTAAAGACTGCTGGGCCACGAAGGTAACCAGTAGTGATAATATTGCCTACGCTTAGGTCATAGTTAGCATCAAGTACAACAGCCTTCTCTGCTGGCAGTGTAATGAATACATCCTTAGTACCAGCAGTAAAGCTAACAGAAGCACCAGAGTTAGAACTTTCTAGGATTGTAGTACGATCCAATGTGCCAGCACTATAAGTACCTAGACCTACTTCCCACTCATCAGCATTACGGTGAGAGATGGCGTAGTACGTAGTGTCAGAACTACCCAAGACTGAGGCAAAGGATTGAAAACCCTCTACTGCCCCAGCAAGAGTTACAGATCCTGTACCTTCAACAGTTGCAGTTTCTTTTACTCTATCCTTGAGTATTAAAGCCATAGCAGACGTTCCTTATTAAGCAATACGTACAATAGCGTTAGAAGCATCAGCTACAGGGATCTGAACAGTGAAGTCACCATTTGTAGAAGTCTTAATACCACCAAAGTCAATAACAGCAATAGCAGCGTTACCCTTAGTTGCATTATAGATGATACAACCAGATGCAGATACTGTTGCCGAAGACCAAGTAGTGTCAGCAAAGTCAACAATAGCAGTGGAGCCGTCAAGAGTAATAACTGCGCTAGACAAAGTGTTGCCACCTGTTACGTAGTTAGTACCGACAGCTTCATCACCATTTACTGTGACGTTGTTATAATTAGTTGTAGAACCAGCATAAGAGCCAGTAGGGGTAGCTTTGATTAGAGCGATACGAATAGCATCTGTATCTAGGTCGTGAACACCACCAAGAAGCTCTTGCTTGAAGCTGTTGCACATTGCAGTTGTAATAGCCATCTTGTGATGTCCTCTATGTTAAAGGCACAAAGGGGCCAGCGTAATGCCAGCCCCTAAGTTAAGTGGATTAAGCAGCGTTGTAGTTAGCTACAATGAGCGACTCTGGACGCAGGATCTTGCGACCATAGAGGTGCATACCACGTACAATGTCAGCAAAGCTGTTTGGATCACGGTAAGACTCAACTTTGTTGATCTGCTCAGCAGAAGCAACAGCATCGTCCTGACCAGCAACAATAACACCATAGTCTGTGGACTGTGCAGCAGTACCGTTAGTACCAGCACCTGTGCCGAGGTATGGCAAGTTGTTGGATACATATACACGGAAGCCGTGGATGTTGTTGAGGATCAAACCGTTCTGGAGACCAGCACCACCGAAGTCGCCGTTAAGCATACGGGAATCTTCGTCTTTCAGCATCTCTACGAACACTGGATCAAGTACAACCCAACGACCACGAGCGTCTACGTTCTGTGTGTCCATCTTACGAGCCATACGAGCAAGTACAGTCAATGGGGAAACAGTCGAAGAAGACAACGCAGTTGCGCCTGGAAGACGTGGAGCCAATGGGATAGCATCGCCAGCAGTAGCTGTAGTGGAGATGGTCAAGTTACCAAAAGCAGTTGCATCAAGCTTGTTAGCAGCAAGAAGCTCGTCTGCACCAGCAGCAGCATTAGCTTTGTCGCCAGAAGCTACAGTGTTTGCAGCCCAAGCACCAGCACCACCAGCGTAACCAGACAAGTAACCCAATACTTCTTCGTCCATTGCGTCAGCCATTTTATAAGCTGCTTTGTCGGAAGCCATACGTGTGAAATCAACGTGCGAGAACTGCTCTTCGATGTCATCCATTTTGAATGCGAAGTAGTTAGCTTTGTCGATTGTCAGGGAGAAGTCTGTGTCATCCAACTGCTCAGCAGTGATGGATGTGTGACGCTGCAGAGCTGTGACTGTTACGTCTGGCTCTTTTTGGATGCGAACAGTGTCGCCTTGGTTGGAGATTTCACCAAAGTAAGAGTTGTTGGTGATTGCGTTAGTAACAGCGGACTTGCGAAGTGCAATCTGTGCTGTTTTCGAGTAGATTACTGGGGACCAGGCTCCGTTGAAGCCGCCAGATGCAGATGTAATAGCCATTGTGAAATCCTTTCAAAGATATATGTGGCTTAGAGGGGAGACACTACATATCCACTTGAAAGAGGCTCTTCTTAATAGGGTAGTCAGCGTTGCTATCAGGATGGCCGTCCATTTAGCGCTGGGCCTATAATAGGAGGTAGTTCTTTATGTGGGAGTTTGTGCTTAGTGTTAAAGCATACACAAACTTCATAGCTGTGTATGCCCTTAGTTTTACTTATGGTTAAAGTATTGTCAACTATCTTTTACTCATATCGTAAATAAACTTTCCTGATTGCTGCGCTTTGAAGATTTCCTCCATGCGGCTCTCATATTCTTTAATACTCATCTTCTCTACTGCTGATTCAGAGAGGTAGTTAGAGGAGTCATTTGTATCAATTACACTACGACGAGACTTAACAGAAGATGCTGCCTCTTTGTCTGCGCTAGGCTTCTTAGTCTTGATACCCTTGTCAGCCTTGTAGAGATCCAACACACGAGCTACAGACTTAACATCGTCAGGCTCATCATAGAGTGCTGTCTGCGCCCAGCTAGGCTGTTCCTTAGCCCAGTCATGGAATGCATCATCATTACGAATGTTATCGAAGTCTGGGTGCATAGAGAGTAACGTAGCTTCAGCTTTCTCTTTACGAGCCTGAGTACGCATAGCCTCTACTTCTTTGACACGACCTTCCAAGCCTTTCATCTTCTCAGTAGTCTGTTCTTCAGCCAAGGCACGAATGAGGGCGTTAGCTTTAGGGTTCTGCTTAGCCCAAGCCTCAATCTCTTCCTTAGTGGTAACTTCTTCAAGAGAGGTTTGTGAAGAGTTGCTTAGGCGTGTCTTGAGTGCTTCAATCTCACGCTTATACTCTGTGTCTTTCTCTTGCATGTACTTACGAATGTCAGAGTAACGCTTCTTAAAGCTTTTCTCTTCTGCACTTAGACCTTCTTCTGAGGCTTCTTCTTGCTCTGGCTCTTCTGAGGGGATGGCTTCTTGGCTAACAACGGCTTCTTCCTCAGTTTCTTCTGGGGCTTCTTGCTGTACGCTATCATCTGTCTCTTCCTCAGTTACTAAGCCACTCTCTTTTAGAAGTGCTTGTAGTTCAGCCTCGTCACGATCTACACGAGCTTGGTTGCGGCGATGTGAAACTGAATCAGTCTTCATTTGTGCTTCTGACATGTTGTAGTCCTTTTATGTGGGGCCAGCACTATTGCTGGGTAGCCTTATAGTTGGTTTTGTTTGGTAGTTTTACTTCTTTTTAGACTTCTTGCTGACATAGCCGCCATGCATGAAGCCGCCACCTCTGCTAATTTTATCGTCGTAGCTCTCTGGAATTGAAGTAGTTGTGACTTTTGGGGCAGACCCGCTTGTTGCAGTAGCAGCTTCAGGTGATGACGCAGGGGGTGTAGGCGCTGGAGATGTGTCTTTATTAGTCATATCTCTTCTGCCACCGCCAACAGACTCAGTAATACCAATCTTGTTACCATCTTTATCTTTAGCGTCTACGCCCATAGAGCCGTCGAAGCCGAGCAAGTCACCAAGATATGTATCACCAAAGTTCGTCTTACCATCACCGCTGGTATCAACTAGACCATCAGTCATGCTCTTACCGCCACCATAGATACCAGTACCACGTACTACTTTATCTTTAATTGTATCTTTTTCATTAGCAGCAGTAAATCTAGACTTCATGTCCATAAGCTTTTTATACTCTGGATCTTTAGGGTCTGTAATAGCTGCAAGGCGGTTATCTAGAGCTTCCATAACTCTTTTGTCTTCTGCGTTACCTGCATAACTAATAAGAGCGCCCATAAGAGGGTTAATACCGCCAGCAATAGCTCTAACGCCTCTGCCTAATAGGCTATCTTTCTGATCAAGGTAAGTGCCGAACTCAGAAGCATCAGCAGTAGCCCAGTCCTTACGTTCTACAGGCTGTTGTTGGGTAGGAGTGTCACGATCTTTGCGTTCACGCTTTGGTGCAGCAGTTTCAGCAGCAGTCTCACCAGAAGCTGTATAACCTGCAGGGATAGATGACATAGGCTTACCATTCACAAAGCGTACAGAGAGTGTCATACCTTCAGCATTGGTGTAAGTGCGATACTCTTGCCCAGAACCTTTTCCAGCAGTCGTAAATGCATCTGGAAACTCTTCCTGTAGTGCAGTCATATCAACGTCTACTACACCGCCATCAGCATAACCCTTAATGTAACCACCCATGTTCATCTCAGGCTGTTCACCCATCTGTGAATCATCAATAGTCTGCAACTCACTGATATCAAATGGAAGTTCGTCTTCACCCATTTCCATACCTGAAGGTTCACCACCTACACGACCACCTTCGTCTAGCTCTTGCCAGCCTTGCTTAGCTTGCATACGGAGATCTTCAAAGAACTTAACACCATAGTAACGTAGAACGTCAGCAGGTACAACATACTCACCTTCACTGAGGTTAGCTGGGATATCATCACGAACCTCTTCAGGCCTAGCACCTAGAGGTACTTCATTACCAGACACAGGATCTACTTCTGCTCTAGAGGATTTAAACACTGTTTCCATTTGATCATCCATTGTTAATCCACCTTCTGCATATTGCTGTCTCTTTTTAACAAGGCCACCTTCAGCGAATCCTGTATCATTAGTTTCTGTAGGTAGCTTACGTATTGTAACACCAGCAGCACCAAGCTTGTTGTTTGCTACTTCAAAACCATTACCTAAAACCTCTGTTATATAGGATCTAAGTTCAGGCTGAGTAAAACCTTTTTGATATGTATCCATAGATGTAATGATAGACATAGGCTCAGGTCCAGGAGTACCTTTAGCAGCCATTACATCTCTACCACGAGTAGTTATTACAGCTACACCATTAGGTTCAAGAATACGGCCAATATCCATAACGATACCATCCCTAACCTCACGAGGTACTACGTTTAGAACATTTAGGTTTGTAACCTTTTTGTATGAGTTAGATGGAATATCTTCTGGAGAAATAAAATCAGGTGTAAAGTCTGCTTTTGGGAATGGCTCATATGTATCAAAGCCTAGCTCTTTTTTAGATAAACCCAATCCTGCCCCAAAGTCTAGAGTTCTACCCTCCCCTACTGCATCATTTAAAAGGGTGTCTGCTTTTTTATATGTAGGTAACGTACCTGCAATCTGTGTTCTAGCTGCATTTTCAGCGGGAGGTAATTCTATATCTGGAAGGTCTGCCTCTTTGGGTTTCAAGGAGATGTTACCACCCATAGAACCCATAGCATTAGGATTGACCTCTACCCGCTTAGCTACATCAAATACTTCTTTAGCACCCTTCTTAATGGCGGCAGAAGCAGCATCACCTAAGCCGGGGACAAGGCCTACAATAGTAGCCCCACCTAAAGCCCCTGCTAAGTAATAATTAGGCTCTTCTTTGTTAAGCTCATCATAAACATCTTTAGCTGCCATAGCATCACCAATAATAGGTGTCATCTCACCAACGAAGGTAGCTACATCTCTAAAGGTAGTCTCTGGTAGGGGTTCAGACTCAGAAGCAAGTTTGTTCGTATAGTTTGACCACTCCTCTTCAGTACTACCTAATAGTCCAGTCATTTGGTCTTTTACACCCGTATCATCAGCCATTGACTACATCCCTCAAGTATTTTAGTTTCCGTAAAGCTTGGATGTAACCCTGACATCTATATATCTCAGAAGTATCCGTCAAACTCTCTAAGGTTTTATGTGTACCAGAGATGCGCCCATCTAACTCCTCAATAAGCGCATCCCAGATAGCTTTATCATTGACTAGCTTTTTAAGCGACATTGCCACTGAACCCATCTTCTCCTGGTGCTGGAGCATTACCTACACCTATTTGTGAACCACCCCCACCAGAAGAGTCCTGAACGCCTTGTGGACCCTGTCCCTGTGGCGCTGGGCCACCTGCAGGAGGTTGCTGTGCAGATTGGAACCCTTTCAGGATCTCTGCCTGAATAGCTGCATCAGTAATAGAGTTGGTAACCTTAGCTGGGTCAAGATCCATAGACTTAGCAATCTCACGAATGATGTAGTCCATCTTAGCGAAAGGAGCCAAGACAGGGTTCTGTGCTACCTGCAAGAACTGCATCAAGCGCTGGGAGCGTACTTCGTTAGCCATGAGGCTCTCTGTACCTGAAGCATTAACTTCCAAGTCACCACGAATGCTAGGATCAAAGTCAAACTGCATGTTGAATGCAAAGAAAGACTTACCTAGTGGTTTGATAAGGTAGTCATCTACGTTCTTAACTACAGTGCGGATAGAACCGTTAGCTGCAGACATAAGCATAGAGATACCAGAAGCAGTACGACCTACACCAGACACACCAGTCTGACCATGTGCAAAGCTAGGGAAGCCTGTAGACTCATCAGCCAGTACACGAGCCTTATCAAAAAGCTGCATGTTCTCTTGTGCTACGTTAGGGAACTTCGTACCAAAGATAGCCTGTCCTGGAGCGCCACCTTGACGCCTGAAGATCTTTCCTGGGTAGATAGACATATCTTGTCCTGGAACTAGGTTAGACTCATCTACTTCAATGATCAAGTTACCCGACATTGCAGCGTTATCAATAGCCATACGCATAAAGCCGTTCATCAACGTCTGAGTATCGTCCATGTTCTCAGCAATACCTACACCGAAGAAGCTGTAAGGGTTATGCTCATATGGTACGGCGTAGTAAGGAATACGTGCAGGTTTGAATGGGTTAAGCACAAGACGGATCACTTCGCCGTTACACACCCATACGTTAGCATTAAGCTCATCAAGATCTTTATACTCTTTAGGGATCTTGATGCCATTCTCTTCAAGAATATCAACATCTACAAAACCCCAGAACTCTAGGACTTCCCAACGCTCTGACTCTGGTTGAGTAGAGGCATCTTCCATAGCCTGTTCCCAGTGCTTCTGGATGTAGTCAGCACCTCTATCAATAGCTGTACCGATAGCCTCTTTCATGAAGTATGGGCGAGACTTCAATGCACGTAGCTGTGTGCGAGACATCTTGTGACGCTCTACAGTATACTCTGCATCTGCCATTGATGATGCTTCTGGGTCTGGGTAGAAGTTCCATACAGAGACATGACTACACTCAGGTACAGTCTTAATGAGAGGCTCATAGTTGCCCTCTTCGTCCCAGTTAGGATACTCCTTATCTACAGCAAATGGACCCTTCATAACACCAGTGCCAAGCAAAGCCATCTCAAACGCCATAGAGCGAAGGTGAACAGAAGCGCCAGACTCTTGAAGCTGGTCGTGGATCTTCTTTTCCATCTTCTTAGCTGCAACCATAGCTGGGTGGAATGTTACAGTAGTAGCTGTAGTACCTACACCCTCAATGATCTTATCAGAAATAGGTGCAAGCTTTTCTTTTAGTGGGCCAAGACGATCCTTCAATGAAGTAAGTGTCTCGCCGGGCATAAGCTTAGTATCTGGGCCAATCAAGTAAGGCTTAGATGCTGGATCAGAGGTAACAGCTTTAAGGGCGTCACCAGCCTGTTCCGCATTAGGATCAATGTTGATATGAGCAGATTCTACGACACCATCAGGTAGAATAGAAGGATCTACACTCATTGGGAACCTGTTGTTACCAAACAGTACGTCAATGATCTGACCATAAGCAGCAAGTGTCTTAGTTTTAGTTACCTTTACAAACACACGAGACTTCTCAGTGTCAGTGAACTTAACATCTGGACCATACAAGCCACGATAGTTGCGATAAGCTCTAAGCCAACGCTCTTCATCGCCTAGACGAGCGTCTTCTGCTCTAGTGAACCTGTCAGTAACGTATGAAACTACACTACTTGCTGTAAATAGAGTGTCCTTACCGTCCTCTGCTGCAACAACATCGTCCGTCTCGAACATCATTTCATCATTTTCTGCCATACTTAGTATCCAAATGTTGTGTCACTAGCCTGAAAACCAGTGCGTTGTGTTGCAGGATCGTAATCCCATATGCTTTTGCTGCGTGGTCTAGTCATAATACCATAGCGCAAGGCATCATAGAGGTGATCTTCTGAGTTTGTATCTACATCCTCTGGATTACGCTTATCTAGAGGTATAGATGGGATTTGAGCTATAGTATGCGTACAATTGCTAGTGAATACGAGACGTGGGGCTTCTGTGTACTCATCTACTTGTAAACGTCTGTGTATTTCGTTCTTACCTGAGATACGAGAACCTCTAGATCTATCAGAAGGCCTCCATCTACAGCCCTTCATGTTCATCTGCTCTGCAAGGCTAGGTCCAGTATCACCCCTGTTATGCCAGAGAGAAGAGTCGAGTACGCCATATAGCATCTTACCGTCATGTGCTTCTAAGTCTAAGATCATATCTGCTAGATCAGAAGCGGTAACTTTAGAACAATACAACTCTCTATACACAACAAGCTGCTCAGAAGGTGATACAGCAAACCACAGAACACCAGTGTAAGAACCGTATCCGTAGTCACAGGCTCTAAACCGAGGCCAAGACTCTGGAATGTCAAAAGCTTCTACTACATGCTTGTTCCTGTCAAACTCAGGAAACGCTGCACCCTCGTTAATATCCCAGTTACCCTCTAGAAGCTGCTTACGCTG